TGTATCACCAAATACTAATGTAGAAAATCTAACTACATATATTTTATTTCTGACATTTAAATTAGCATCGGCTGCAAATACAATACGTGCTCCGTCAAATACAGAATAACTATCATTTTGTATGTCGTTGGCTATCAATGATGATTGAGTAGCGGGATCAACGATTTGCGAATCGGACCAAGATACAGTCAATGTTAATGTGGTTGTACCAGATATAGCAGTAATTTGACTATTTCTAGGCAATACATTAGTGCTGTCATTTATATATTGTCCAATTTGAAATGAGCCGGTTATATTTATACCATTAGATGAACTAAAAATATCTGATGCCGAGATAGTTACCGTAGTAGATGTTCCAGTTACTCCTGCAATTGATCCGGTATATGCGGTAAATACTTCTACGTCAGGATAATAATTTTCTTGTCCAGCAACACCGGTTGTACTATTAAACGCATCTGTTGTTCTAAAGTCAATGAAGTCAATTGGGGGTTTGCCCACAACGCCCGAATCAAACAAACGCAGATTAGGGTAAAATTCAATAATTGGACGATTGGCTTTATTTGCTGAAGTAGCATATATTGTGGCTAACGCCGGATTATTATTATAAGTAGCAGTAGCGTTAATTACATCAATATGAAACCATCTATTACTTCTTGACCAAGGGTTCTTATCAATACTATTTCTAGCAATAGTAATATAATCTTGTAATACAGGAATATATAAATTAACATCAAAATTTCCAATGTCATATGGTGTCGTGTCAAAAGGTATGTATGTACCTTGAGTGAATGGTTCCGGCGCTACAAAATCAGTTACTGGAATCAATTGTATTGCTGTACCTACACCTTCAACATAATATCTAATATTCTCATAGCTAGCAGGATATATTTCGCCAGAGAATATTACTTTTAATCCATTAGTAAACACTACACCATTCGGAGATGTATAGTTTGCTTGACCTATAATATCAGTAAGCACATCAATTCTATTAGTTGTGTTACTAGATATTAATCTAATTTGACCCACTTTATTACTTGAGGTACCGTCTTGGTAATATAATGTATCTAATAATGAACTTAAATAAGGAATTAAAGTAATAACACTGCCGGTAGTTCTATAAAATGGTCTACCAATATATTCTGTACCAAAATTTGCTGTAATGTTTTCTTCAATAGGAATAGTGTCTCCAACAACTAATGTTATTGTAGGATCTGTTGTGCTACCTGTATATGTAATTGTATAAAATGTAGTTTCATTTTCGTTATTATAGAACATCAAAGTAAGGCCATCAAGTGAGGTAATACCATCTATTCCATTTGTTAAACTACTAAGTAACACGCCGTCTAACTCAGCATACAATAAGGTAGTTACTAAATCAACGCGGTTATTTCCAGGAAATTGATATTCATCTTGTGCTGTTTTAAAAGGAACCGTAAATGTTACTACACCAACTTCTGCACCGTTATTACTGACCCCAAATACATCACGGGTCTGTACGTTAGGTTGATTTGGATCATATCCAGTAATGCCTGGCATACCTTGGATCCAAAATTCACTAGCTTGATTAACATTAAAAGTATATGTACCACCACGCAATAATGTAAGTGCAGGGTTAGTAGAGCCCTGTGATTGTCCAGTAGCGGTTACTAAATATCCGTTAGCAGTACTTGTAATAATATAATCAGTAGCATTATAAACTGTTTCTGTACTAACGGTGACAGCTTCAGGTCCTTCAGGAATCCAGTAGTATTGATTAAAGTTAATAATTTTATCTAGACCAGCAAAACTATCCCATGAATAAAATTCACTAGTAAACAATCTGTTATTGTCACCAATCAATGCACCTTCTAACTCTAACCCATCAATTATACCTGGATAGCTGATAAAATCTTGAGCAGTACTTGTGTCTTTTTTTAGAAATACTACACCGGGATCAAGTTGATAATCTGTTCTAATTTTTGTAGGTTCTGTTACGTAATAATTTTTAGCATTAACGCCATACCCAAATCTACTACCTATATAACCCTGAATTCTTTTAGTATTTGGTTGGTCTACTATTTGATCCAGCGTTGCATTTAAAAATTGACTATTAGTAGTTGTTTTAAATATTTCAGGTAGAAAATTTAATGTTCTAATTCTTGTTGCCATTATTTCTCTCTATGGTTATATATTACTTATCTTATTTGTAACTGTGCTGGTGTAAGTGCTGCAATCACAAGAACATCATTTGCTGTTGCTCCATTAGCAAATATTTCATACGGAGCTGATTTAATTTCGTATAAATCACCAAAACTCATTGTAGGATCATTTGGAACTAGTACCGCAGAACTAATCAAATCTCCTACTTCAGCATGTAAATACGCACTCAATTCACTGAAGTAAAAAGTGTCTCCAAAATTCCAATTGTTAATATTAAAATATGTGTTCATGGCAGTTAAAACTGCACTACGTATTTCACTATCACTTGCATTTGTATTACTTGCTCTAATAACTTTAACTGTTGCTCTTAGTTGCGCGGGTGCTTTAGATCCAAACAATGGTAAAAATATTACACTATTTAAAATAATACTATCACTTAACATCTTATAATCATTTAATGATCCATAAGCCTGTGTTAATTCATTAATTGTTGGTTTGTCTGGTATTGGTACAGTATTAGTAATATCTTGTAACCAGTTTTGATACTCTGTATAATAAGCCTGAGTTACAACATACAAATCAATAATGTTTGTAGTTGCTGGATCAATACGTGTTGTGTTATTACTATTATGACGATATTGGAATTGTAATCCTTGACGTCCTGGTTTCATAATATATTGTGGTTGTTCAGTTACAACATAAAATGGTGTGTTAACTGTTTGATCTTGAATCGTTGTATAAAATAAATTATCGGTAAATGCATAGAACAATTGACCTTCTGGGTACTCGTACTTAACTATTTCAATTTGTGTTTTGGTTGAATAGATATACACTACATCGGTTGATGGTATTAATTGGTAACGTGAAAGATTTACCGCATCTTGTAATAATACAAAGAATGTGTAAATTCCTATATTAGTATTACCATTAACATAACCTGTTACTTCTGTAAAGAAATCTGGATTACTTACAATAGTTCTATCATTAACATCTATACTTGCTACTTCAACTTCAAAATCATTTACATAGCCGTCACTTTCAACTGTTTGACCAATAATACTTGCTGTTATAGGTGTTGCTAATGGATAATTACTACTAGGTTGTGTATTGGTTGCTAATACTTTAACAAAGTCTTGTAATATTTTTCCACTAAAAGGATCATATACTAATTTACCAGCTTCAAATGTGAAACGGGTATCAGCTACACTACCAAAATAATATGCTAATGAACGATATGTTATACTATAACGGTTATTACCTAAACTTAAAAAGTTTACAAAATAATTACTAGCATTATATGTGCCAATACTCCAACGATCTTGAGCAATAGTTAAACTGTTATCAAATATTAAACTAAAACTTTGATTAAGTTCCATTCTAACAATACATTCTTGTATTACTATATTAGGCAATGAATTATCAAATGCGGGCAATATAGTAGTTACTATTGCACCTTGTGGTACATATCCATTTAATGTAATTGGACCTAATCCATTACTAAATGCGCCTTCACCATTATTGTATCCGTCACCTACTACATTTAATACAGTAGTCCATATATATGTTTTATCTGATGGGCTAGCAATACCAGCTATTAAACGATTTGTGTCGCTAAAATAATATCCTGCCGGCGCAGTGAATTTCATCATTGCACCTTTAGTAGTATATTTCATATTATAGGTAGAATATGTTCCTACTGCTATAGGAGTATTATCGCTACCATTAATGGTAAAGAAATAACCAGTTAAACTACTAGCATTAACTGTTTGTTCTTGCCAATATACTGTACCGTCACCGGAAGCCGCATTAACATTGTATCTCGTATAATCTTGTATATAATATTGTCTAGCACGATTATCTGCTAAGAGTGCACCTAATGTATCTGTTAAGAATGTAACAATATCACCAGATGAATTGATAGTTAATAATTCATTACCGTCAGTATCATCTTGATACATTCCACCATCTGAGGCAAATGAATTAGTGCTGGAGTATTTTCCGGTTGGATCTAACAGGTCTAAGTTTTTTGATACACCAACAGAACTACGGTTAATAGCTTTGCTTTTAATAATAGAACTGTATAATGTATATGGGAAATTGTTGTAATCTTCACCATTAACCATTCTATTCTGTGTGTAGTAGCGGGCAGGGGCACGTTGTTTAATATTTGCTAATGATTCTCTAGCCTGTGCGTTTGACACTGGTGTCTGTAATTCTAATCCTAATGTAAGTGTTTCTGTTCGTCCTACCCTACTAATATAACTTATTGCAACTGATAGATTTTGCATCTCAGTTGGATTAATAGTATATGTCAATGCATTACCCGCACGTACATATGCTCTAAATGTTCCAACTGGAATCTCGGAAAATACTCCATCACCAAAAGTATAACTAACCTGATCGTTAAATCTGGAAGCCACTGAAAAGATTCTGCGAACACTATTTTCTGTTTGTAAATAGGCATCTGCATATACATTCTCTACTTGATTCCATAATGTTCTATTGATTGTAGAATTATTATCTGTACTTAATTGATATAACCAAGTATCTGTGTTATTAACTCCCTGAATATTAGCAATATCAACTACTTGATTAGATATTTGCTGTGCTAAATTAAAATCAAAATTCTGTAAATTACCTTGTTTAAAATAAAAGAAGAAACCTGTATTTGGACTACCATAACCTAATTTATCATTACGATAAGCCATATTCATTTTACCGCTAGGCGCAGGGGGTATCTCATATACATAATCTTCATTTAATGTAGTTGAACTAACTAATTCAAAATTCATTGCTTGGTTATCTACTACCGCAGTGAATGGAATAATTGGTAAATTACCCTGAGGAATATTTATAGTATATTCTTCAGTTTTAATACCTGATAGTTGTGCTGTATTACCCGGACGACCAATACGTTGTGTACTAATCAATGTGGCATTAATAATTGTGTTGAATTGTTCTAACCAATTGACATTCGCAGGGTCATTCCATAATACTGTTTGATTGCTTAAATTGAATCCATTAAGATCCGTAATGTTTTCACTTGTTTGAATACTTACTACTTTAATATATCCTTGACCAGCTAAACTACGTTTAGCAGTATAGCTAACTAAATTTGCTAATTTAATAACACTATCTCTACGTTCTGCTGTGTCAATAAAGTTTTCACGTGCGTTTAAGTCGCTACGGAAAGCTAAACCTTGACCCATAAACGCCATAACGTCCATTAGTGCTATGAATTCACTTGATTCAATATAATCGTTATAAGTTTCTGGATAGTAAACACGTAGATAATCAATGAAACTTTTACGTAATGTTTCATAATCATATGAACGGAAATCGGCTTCACGGAAGGTTTGATAAATTGCCTTCCAATCATTGACGCCGAATAATGCTGATTGTCGTGAACTAGTTGCCATAGTGGTATTCTCTTTTAAGTATTTATCTTAAATGAAAACATCACTTTTGGAAGATTATTGAATTACTGCTGTATTTGTACTATTATTAAAGAAAACACTAAGTGTTTGTGCGTTATTAAATGGTGTAACAGCCATTTCTACCTCAATTAATATACCGTTTTCTTGCGGGAATGCACTAACAGTATTAAGTATTAGTCTCGGATCTTGATTAGCAACTCGTCTAATTTCAGTTTCTAATTGTTGTTGTACATCAAACGTATTTGGCTCAAATACAAAACTCCAAAGAGTAGTACCATAACCAGGATTGCCTACTTTTTGTCCCTGTTGAATATTTAATGAGTTAATAAAATCTTGTATTACAAGTGATTCGTCTACTAATCTGTATTTTTTTCCAGGTATAACTGGTTGTACCATAGAACCTACTCCACCTGCAAGACCGGCCGGCAAATTAGTAGATCGTGGCTTGTTAGCGTTAATTGTACTGAACCCAATGTATGATGGCATATTCTTATCCTCTACTGTATTTATGTTATGCTGTCATGGGCTTATCACCCGTAGTAACCTCAAATACTCTTTTCTTCAATTCTTCACGTTGTTTATCTAAATTAGTTATATTTTCTTTAGCAGTATTATATGCTGCCTCTGCACTTGCAATTCCAGGATCACCGGCCGGTAATTCTTCTTTAGCTTTTCTAAGAGCACCTTGAGCGTTCCTTAGGTCTTTGATTAAATCAAATCGTTTATCACTAAGGTTATTAAGTTCTGCCGTTGCCTTGTCGTATTCTGCAATATCAGCTTCAGACATTGTTTTCCCCAATGTAGCCGGGTTTCCTTCAAAGTTTGGCATTGGTATTTTTACACTGCCCAATAATGCTGTTATTGATTGCGTTAATTCACTTCTATCATTTGTATTAATAGCTATTGTAGGTAATTTAATTGGGACGGCGCCACCTGAACTCATTGAACTCATAGCGGCATTTAATTGTGCGGCTGCTCCCGCCGGCAATCCAGCAGACGCCAATGTTGCTAATGATAGTTTACCACTCTTTAAATCATCTAAACCTTTTGTCAATGCCCCGGCTGCTCCTTTAATCGCATTTAATGCACCTGAAGATGCCAACGGATTAACTGAGGTTAAACTAGATATCCCATCTGTAATTGATTTTGCTTGACCAATTAAACCGTTAACGGCTGCTACCCCCGGTATACTATTGACAGCACCGACGGCATTATTAACTAATGACGAACCTCCACCTCCACCGGGCAATAAATCTAAACCAGTAGACAAGTTTGTAGTTCCGCCCAATGATGTTTTAATTAATCCGGTGGCTGTACTAAGTGTTGTATCCACCGTACCCAATGCTCCGGTTACAGTTGATACTGCCCCGGTTACAGTTGATACTGCCCCGGTTACAACATTAGTTACAGAACTTAATGCGCCTGACAACGGGTTGGCACCAGTCACATCCTTCAATGCTCCTGCTAATGGATTGGCTCCTGCTAGTGCTCCTTTTACCGCTCCTGTTATAGAATTTAATGCTCCTGTCAATGAATTGGTGCCCGGTACCTGTACCGGAGCTTGAGCTACAGCAATTGCTTTTTCTGTTATGTCTTTGATGTTTTGAGGAACTCCGGCTTTTAGTGTTGGTAAAGAAGCAGTAATTGCCCCAAAGGCTGCAGCCGCTACCCCTTTTGCGTTATCTAGTAAACCTGTTATTCCTTTAAGTCCTGCCAATGCAGTCTTTTTCAATCCGTCTAATGAGGCTGATATGCCACCTAGTGCACCAGTAACTTTAGTTGCTAATGCGCCCGCAAAATTACCACCTGCTATTAAATTACCGGGGCCGCCCAACAAACTATTTACTGCCTTAGTAGCGGTTCCTACTACTCCAGTTACTACACCAAGTGCTTGTGTAGCGGCATTTTTAACAAAGTTTACCGTATTAGTTACTCCAGTTGTTGCCGCTGACATTACTAAACCTGCAATTGATGAGCCTGATTCTTTACCAGTAATTAAACCGGCTGTTGTTAATGCTGATTGCGCTTGTGACAATGTAGCCACTGCTCCGGCAACTTGTGCTACTGGATTATTTACATAGCTAGTTAAGTTTGATGCACCGTCTTTGCCTGTAAATAAATTTGGGGTTAATGCTTGTTGTACCGTTTTACCACCCTCTACTAAACAATTAACTAATGCAGCTGAACCTGGTTTAATAACACCACATGCTTCCATTTGCGCAGGACTTTGTGCCATAGCACCAATTGCCGCTACTGGACCAGTTGCTGTTTCTACTACAGCCGCACCCAATTTAACTGCGGCAGCTGCCGGTCCAGTAGCGGCTAACGTAGATAATTGAGCAACCATTGTACCAGTTGTATTTTTATCTAATGCCGCGCTAATTGCCGCTGATGGTGGTACAGTAGAAGCAACCGCTACTGTTACAGGTGCGGTTACTCCCACTTCGCCTGCACTTGCATTTGCGGCCGCTACTGCTGGCAATGGTGCTGCCGGTAATGCGGCACTTGCATTGTTATTAACTTTAACATCTACACCTTGATTTGCGCTAGCCCATGGTGCATGTGCAGGTGCTCTACTCACAATACTTAATAACTTGCCCGGTGCAGCTGCCCATCCTTTAGTCGCATCATTTAATGTGTCAGTATGCGCTGTTATTGGTAATGGTTTAACTTCTTGTGGTACTAAACTTGATGTGCCTGTGTTCAAATTAATCTTGCTACCATTAAAATATGTTATTGCGTCACTATAAAAAGATGAGTCGGCTGCGCTAGCAAAACTCATCTTACCATCTACTTTAGTAGTGTATTGTCCTGAAGCATATAAGCTAAAATCTGTTCCAACTTTTTGTGTAGTTTCTTTTTCACTGCTAATTGCAATCGTATCAGCACTTATGTTTAATGCTTTACCTGCATTGATATTAATATTATTATCAGCATGTAAATTCAAATCACCCTGTGTTCTTACATTAACTGAATTGGTAGAATACATATCAATTGTGCCTTCTTTACCTAACTCAATCCAACTTTGTCCGTTAGCATGAATAATGTGTAAACATTGGCCATCATCACTCATTAATATTTGATGTCCTAAACTACTACGTAGTCTTACCAATTGGTCACGACCTAATATATCTCCATCATCCATTACTAATGTATGACCACCTCTGCGGGCAACAACTTTTAATCCAGTTGATTTACCACTTGTTGCAGCCTTAGCAATTGTTTCATCAGTAAAACCACCTTCATATATAGGACGTCCTGGTGTGCTTACTCCCCAACCAACTCGGCTTGGGCTTTCACGTTGGGCACTAGAACCAATAACACCTCTAATAGGATCTCTGATTAATCCTTGCTGTGCTAATATACTAGCAACATAACTATGTACAGGTTTAGCATCAGTTAAAAACTTTCCGGTGTTGGCAATACCCGGATTATTTGTGTTAATATTAGTTACAGGTAATCTGACGGCGCCACCTAATCCCTTTGCCTCTCCTGCATTTGCAACAATATTGTCAGTACCACCAATTGCAGGAACCATTTGCAATGCATCTGGTTCTGGTACACATCCAATCCAAAAACCATAATTAGGATCTCCGTTAATGAATACACAAATAACAGTTGTGCCAAGATCAGGTGGGCTATTCCATACACCATAACTGTGCGGATTTTTTATATATTCTCCGTACCCGGTGTCGGCTCCTGATGGAGTAGTAAAACCATAAAATGGACTCATATAACTTACAGTAGACCAACTTGTACTATCATCAGGATTAGGTCCGCCTAAATCACTAATGTAAACTTGCAATCTACCTGAACGAATAGGGTCAATGTTGTTTTTTACAATACCAAATAATGGTAGGTTACGTAATGCTGCACCACCGGCATCAGCTTTATTTGCTTTTGTTTCCCCACGGGGTTTAAATCCATCGTATTCCATAATATTTCTTTAAGTTAAGCTCCATTTCCAGATGATTCAGGTGGCTCTCTTCCTTGACTTGCTATAACAACAGCTGGTGGCGGGTCTCTATCATCATTAGGTGAGCTGGCTAGAACGGACGGTTGATTAGAAGTACCGCCTTGATTTCCTAATTCAGGATTTACCGGTTGTACTATCGGATCTCCTTTAAGTCCAGTATTACCTGCAGTTTGTGTTTTATCAACTCCGCCGCCTTGTGTTTCTGAGGTACGTACGCCTGCTTCTACTTCGGAACCAATATTAGTATTAGGATCTGATGCAGCAGAACGATATAGTTCTGGATCGTTGTAATTATTAAACGGATTAATTCTACATGTTAATTCTTGTGTAAATTTACCTTTACTGAAACTATGCTGTACTTGTACTACAACATAGCTAATACCTTTAACAATATCTTTTATTTGTTTGGGATAATTCCAAAACAATACGGATTGGTTGACCGTTAACAACCCATTTGTACCATAATCTTCTGCTTCTTTAAAATCAATCTCAATAAAAACTTGACCACCGTTTGGATTAATAGTAAAATCTTGACCATAAAATTGACGATATACTGCATTAGGACTACCAGATGACTCGGTCATTAAATAATCCGGATCGCCCATAATAGTAAGCTTAACTTGAGCATAATCAGCTACACTAAATAAACTAGCTAATACAGAATTTTGTGCTTGTTTACTCACATTCAACTGTGTAGTTTTAGTTTCATTAGTAAATTTTCCCGGACTACTAGGAACATCATCGTTACCAGTTGCGGTTCCGGGATTTAAAGTAGCATTGAAAAATGCGTTATTCATAGTTTGTTCATATGATAATATTTCCGAGTTTTTTCCAGTATACCAATAATCATATCGTTTATGTGCTCCATAATATTCTTTAGTGGCGGTTAAATGTTTACTTCTTACATAAGGAGTATCATATGGTTGAATGATATATGTAATTTCATATGCAAAATCTTTAATTGAAGTATCAAACTCTTTAACCTTTACTTCTGCACTTAGATTATACCATCTAAATATACCGGGTGTTTTGGTACCTCTCTTTTTGCTTTCACTGTTTGGTTTTGGATTTGGTTCTTCTTGATTAGGTATAATTGCAGTTAATGCGTCAAGCATATAATCACTTTGGGTGATAATATCTTGTACTGCTTGCATTATGCTTACTCCATTTTTCCATGTAATACTACGTTGATTACTATTAGGAAGTAATCTAACTGAGGCATTTTCATTCACACCTCTAATATCTTGTATTCCCTCACCCATTGGCCATGTATTTTTAACCAAATTGGTTATATTAACAATTGGTGAGTCACCTATTAATTCTTTTGTACCAGGGCCCAAGTAAACTAATTTATATTCTGATGGTACACTTACTTTGTTTGGATCTGCATCTGCCCGTTCTTTTAATTGTTTGTTTAATTTTGTTAATAATCCGTCCTTTCCTTGCAATGCTTGATCTACGGTCTCTCCTTGAACTGTTGCTCCACTATCTATTCTACCTCGTTTAACGCCCATAGCTGTACCCGGACCAATAACTACTGATTCAATATTATAAACTGTTACTTTTCCGTCAAGTTTAAATTTAAAACTTCTAATTTCAATGTCAAAAAATCTTTCAAACACTCCACCTGAATCTGAATTAAAATTATCCTGAGGGAATGTTTTTTTTGTTAGAACTTGTCCGGCTTCGTCGTACCCTTGAAAACGTAAACCTAGAATAAAAAAGTGTCTAGTTGGATTAGATTGTTTATTAAAGTTTTTTACTTTACTAACGGATCTTAAGTGATCTGATGCATTAGTTAATTTTGTTATTAATGAAAATCCTTGCGGTTCATATATATTAAAAGTTATCTTATAATCATTAGATGATGTAGTAGTAGCCGAACCTTGTAGGTAATTATAAATTTTTAACTCATCTATATAAAAGTCAAATTCGGCCCCTGGTATTCTTTGTTGTGTGGGTCCTATTCCACCACTTTGTGCAACAATATATGCGCCTGATTCACTAGCTTTTACTGCGGCAGCAGCCGACGTGGTTACTGCTTTTTTAATTGCATCAATATTAGTTCTACCCGATTCAATAAAGGCAGTATAAGCATCAGGTGTTATCATATATAATGTTGTCTGATATGTATAACTAGATAGATTTGATAATGGATTTTGTATTCTTAATCCAGGGAGGTCACCTGTTGTGTACCCTGGTCTTTTTGTTGCAACATTAGCTGATCCTGCTTGAGTAGAACCCGCATAATTTTTAGCTTGCACTTCCATTTCATTACTATTTTCATTATACACACCGCTAGCATTAGGAGGATTGTTTTTAGCTTGAGTATTTTTAGCTTCACTACCGCTATCACTGTCAGCGGAGCCCTTAAGATTGGTTGGATTATTGTTTGATGCTTCACGTGCGTTTCGTTCGGCTTCGTCGGCAGCAAGTCTAGCGTCTAATTCTTCTTTCTTTTTTTTCTCTATTATCTCAGCTTGAGATAATAATGGCTCCTTAAAGGTGCTTGGCATGCCCTTTTCAATAGCAAGATTAATGGCTATTAACGGGTCGGCTCCTCTACTAATAGTTTTACCGGTAGTATCATCAATTACTATCCAAAGTCCGGTATTGGCTTGTATATTAATAGAATACATTTATAGTCCCAATATTTGTGTTAACATCTCTGCTTTAGGCAAGTAAATTCCCAAACCTGTGACAAAATCAAACATTGGATCTTTTAATCTATTTGGATTTCTGCTAGCAAATACCCACCACAATCTACTATCAGCATATAAGTCAAATGCTAATAAATCAGGACGATATTCATATACTAATGTAATCTCCCAATATATATCTGATTGGTCTTTAACGATAGGTCTATCTATCATTACATCTAAAAACTTACTATTAACTATGTCAGTTGAATAATATGGACTTGTTGCTGGATATGATGTGTTATTTGCCATTACCAAATTCCCCCGCCCTTAAGTTTATTACCCTCTAATAATGCGCCAGTTGCATATTTTTCTAAACTAAAAGTATTACTAATATTATTTCTAGTTACTATCGGGAAGGCTGTTATTGAGATGCTCATTTTAGTAGGTACATATGTTGGTTGTGTGTTTGTTGCTTTATTTGGAAAGTTAGCCGGTGATACTGTTGCACCCGTATTCAATGGTTTTTCTCCTTGTTTCATCCTAATGTTTCCCGCTGATTGTGGTCCACCCTTAAGATTATATGCAGTTGAGTCAGCTCCGGGTGCCAATGTAGGACTGCTTGCACGTATATAGTCCACATCGTTCGGCAAGCTATAATTAAATGAACTAATAACTAATGGATGATAATTAAATTGAAAATCTCCTAACCCATGCAAATAACATAACGGTGGGGGCGTGCCTGGTTTGGGAACCTGGTCTTTACCATAAAACATTTTAGTAACCGATCTAAAGAAATGTATTACTGCTAATAAGTAATTTGCTTCAAATGCATCTTGGGCGGTAAAATCGCCGGTTATGGTTATTTGATCTACTGCACTATTTTTATATTGAATCATTTTATAATTACTATGTACAATATCTGACGTTTCATAATTGGCAGCGTATGAAACTTGTATTTGTGGTACATAAGGAAAAACAACACCATCCGTATTTTGTAATGGCTCTAATATACCTGCAGGAGTTGCATTATATAAGTAGTTTGTGTTTGGTGCTAAACTTAATCTTACTCGCCAATCATCTGTTGTTTTTTTATTTACTGCATCTTGTCTTGATTGTTCAGAAACTGCTGGATTCTTATTAGCCTGAAGTCCTTGAACAGCAACAACACTAGCAATTTGTAAATTAGAAGGTTGATTTGCTGAAGGAGGTGTAATTACATCAGTTGTTTGATTACCAATAGGTATTTCTTGTGATACCAATTTAACAGGGTTTGGTATTTGGGGCCCGTCATCAAGTCCCGGATTGTCTGGAATTGTAGCTGGTGCAACTACTGGTGCAAAATTAGGCGGAGGGTCAGGAGCTACTACTGGAACTACTGTTTGATTATCTATTGGCGGTGGTGTAAAGGGAGGTGTAGTTGTTACTTGGGTCTCTGGTGGGGTAGCTACTGGTACAGGGTCAGGAGTTTTTGCCGGGGCTATTTGTTCTGCTTGAATAGTATATGTTGCGGTATAGGTTGTTGGCACCCCACTACCATAAGTCTCAGGATCATTATTTAATCTAACTTTAACTTCCTCTTGACCTACTATTTGAGTAGTACCTACTCCATACGTAGAAGTAGCTTTAATAAAAGCTTGCTTTCTTGCCGTTTCTTCTGCGCCTGCAGCCGTGTCTGACGTGGCAGTTGCCGTAAAAGCGGTAGGGCCTGCTACAGTGATAGGGTAGTTATAATTACTGTTATTTTCAATAGGCATCGGATCAATCCTTGTTACTGTATTTAGCTAAATAAAAGTACTGCTTTTTCCCTTTTCTCTAAAAAATTGTTGCTTTTCTACAACTAATGTGTTACACTACATCAAACATAACAAGGAAACTATGTCTCTACTACCCGCGCCACGCAAACCCGTCAACTATCTCAATAATAAAGATATTCTAAAAGAGATACACGAAAGTAAAAACGCATATTGTTGTTTTACTAAACCAGAATATCATCGTTATGATTTTATTGTAGACATGCCCCAAGCACCACTAGACGAGAGTCTAGCATACGCTTTCAAACCCGAAACAATTCAAGTAGCAAAAGAAACACGGGCACTACGTCTTAGTTTAGAACAAGGTAGTAAAGATTCAGTTTCCCCTGATTCTATACCATTAACCGATTTAATATTTCGTGTAATGAACTGGGATCATGTTCCAGTCGCACCAAAGCAGCCACGCAAAACAGTTAAAAAGAAAACAGCAAAAGATATTTTTGAGTTTGAGGAACCAAATCCAGATGAAATCTTTGCTGACCTAGAAGATAACACAACTAAAGCTGAAGTAGATGACATGGTTCATGTTAAAGTAAACTTTCCCCCATTCCAACATTATAAAATTGACGAAAATAATACATTCTATTGTGTGGGCAAAAGTCATTGGGAAGGTGATCTAGCTACTGGTGCATTCAACAAAGATCATGGCAAAATCACAAACAAACTTGCCCGTATGTATATTATGATGTGCGAAAAATACGCAATGAAATATAATTGGCGTGGGTATACATATAATGATGAGATGCGTAATAGTGCTATCCTTCAACTAACATATGTTGGTTTACGATTCAATGAAGCTAAATCAGCAAACCCATTCGCTTATTATACGGCTGCTATAACAAATAGTTTCTGTCGTGTATTGAATACAGAGAAGCGTAATCAAAACATACGTGACGATATCTTAGAGATTAACGGTCTTAACCCAAGTTGGAGTCGTCAAGGTTCTGGGTCAAGTAGTACAGTTTACGAAGAATAATTTGTCCAATGGCATTGCTTTGTAGTGCCATATCCTATATAATAAACACATGAGTAACCTTTTCAAAAAAGCCGCTGTATTCACCGATATTCATTTTGGATTGAAGTCAAACAGCTTACAACATAATCAAGACTGTGCCAATTTCGTAGATTGGTTCATTACTAAAGCAAAAGCTGAGGGATGTGAAACTTGTTTCTTCTTAGGTGATTATAATCATCATAGAGCAAGTATTAACATTCATACACTACAATTTGGGCTACAGGCTCTGGAGAAACTAAATGCTAACTTTGATACTGTATATTTTATACCAGGCAATCACGATCTTTATTATCGTGATCGCAGGGACATTCATAGCGTTGAGTGGGCTAAACATTTACCAAACGTTAAAATCATCAACGACTTCTTCCAACAAGGAGATGTAGTCATTGCGCCCTGGCTTGTACAAGATGATTACAAGAAATTAAAAAAACTAAGTGGCAAATATATGTTTGGTCATTTTGAATTGCCTCACTTCTATATGAATGCTATGATAGAGATGCCCGATCATGGTGAACTTAATAGTGAACATTTAAATGGGTTTGATAAAGTATTCAGTGGTCATTTCCATAAACGTCAAAGCAAAAAGAATGTGTGGTATATTGGTAATGCTTTTCCACATAACTATGCTGACGCAGGTGATGACGCACGTGGTATGATGGTACTAGAATGGGGACAAGACCCTCAATTCTTTAGTTGGCCGCGTCAACCTCTCTATCGTGTATATAAACTAAGTGATGTACTAGAAAACCCTGAGGGCTTGCTATTGATTGACAGTCATGTTAGAGTACATCTTGATATTGATATTAGTTATGAAGAAGCTAACTTCATTAGAGAAACATTAATACCAGAACATAAACTAAGAGAAATGGCATTGATACCAATGAAAGCAGAACAAACAGAGATAGCCGGTTCAGATGGATTACGGTTTGAGTCAGTTGACCAAATTGTCATTGACCAAATTAATTCAATTGAATCAAATACTTTTGACAAAAAACTATTGTTGGACATTTATAATAACCTATGAAGTTAGTACATTATCGTAATATCGGCCTTCCAAAAACAGGAACAACTTGGCTTTGGTTACAATTATCAACGCACCCTGACATAGATTTTTTTACATCCAGAACAAACAATGACAAAATAGAGTGTATTGTTGATAATAATAACAGATTAAACACCAATCATAGTATCAAAGAGAAAAAATTTAATACAAGTGATGAGTATCTAAAATTTTATGAAAATTATAATATTTCTTTAAATTTTGACACTTGGTTTTTTGACAACTTAAACAAAGAAATTTTAGAAAAAACATCCCATTTAAGTTTAATTTTTCGTAATCCATATGAGTTATTAGAGTCTTGGTATAACTTTGCTATGAAGGATCTTAGTTCCCCGGAACATTTTTTTACTCTATACAATAAAAATTTATTATGTCTAACCAATTACGAAAAAATTTTAACTCATTGGAGTAAATTCAACTTAAAGATTATGTTTTATGATGATATAATTAATAATCCAAGGCAATTTGTAGGAGATGTTTGTGATTTTTTAGAAATAAAAAGTCACTATGATGATGACCTTGGTAAAAAAATAATTCTTAAAACGGATCATCTTACAAAAATAATATTATCTAAAAATTTAATATCTTACCTAAATTATAAAATCTCATATCTTGAGGATTTTACTAAAAAAGATTTGTCTCATTGGAAATACAAAATATGATTACATTAAAGAACATTACCTTACGAAACTTTTTATCAATCGGACAAGTTACTCAAGCAGTTTGCTTTGACCGACAAGACTTAACACTTATTCTAGGTGAGAACTTAGACTTAGGTGGTGACGGTGCTCGTAATGGTACAGGCAAAACTACCCTTATTCAGGGGCTATCCTATGCCTTGTTTGGTGTACCAATCAATAGCATTCGTAAAGATAACTTAGTCAATCGTACTAATGGCAAAAACATGATGGTTACACTAGAGTTTAGTGTCGACGGTATTGAATATAAGATTGAACGAGGTCGCAAGCCCAACATCTTACGTTTTTATGTAAACAACGATTTACAAAAGAATACTGATGATGCACAGGGTGAGAATAAAGAAACACAAGTAGCTATTGAAAGTGTTATTCATATGAGTGCCGATATGTTCAAACATATTGTTGTGTTGAATACTTACAGTGAACCATTCTTGGCATTGAAAACTAATGACCAACGTGATATCATTGAGCAATTGCTTGGCATTACTTTGTTAAGTGAAAAAGCTGAGGTCATTAAGAATATGATCCGTGATAGTAAAGATAGTATTCAACAAGAAGAATATCGGGTTAAGGGCATTGAAGAAGCTAACAAACGTGTAGCTGAACAGATTGAAGCTTTGAAGCGTAGACAGAAGTTATGGAAAGCAAAGCATGATGAGGATCTTGCTAAATTAGTTGCCGACTATGGTGAATTAAGCAAGATTAATATTGAAGCAGAACTACTAGCACATAAAGATTTGAATGTTTGGATTAAGCAAAAAGAAGCACAGGATGCATACAATGCGTTAGTTGCACGTTCTACTGCATGGCGACAAAAACATGACACAGATATTTCAATAGCACATAAGGCTTACTCTCTTAAAAATGAATATGACATTGAAGCTGAACTTAAATCATGGACCGATTTAAAAGAGTGGCTTGTAGATGAAGCTGACCAAAAGACTATTGCTACAGCAATTGATACCCAAACCAAAAATATCACGAAAGAAAAAAAATTAATTGATAAATTGGTTAGGGAAATTAAAGAATTAGAGGATCATAAATGTTATGCGTGTGGTCAAGACTTCCATGATGACAAGCATTTAGAAGTTACATTAGAAAAGACTACCTTACTTGAAAATACCAAAGCTGATTTAGCAATGATGGAAGATCATTTAGAGACTAATCAATCATCATTAAAAGATATTGGTCCTAAGCCTACTCCATCATATAAGACTGAAGCAGAAGCTATTCGACATAGTGGTGATGTATCAAATCTGAAGAAAGTTTGGGAAGATAAGAAACAAGAATCTAATCCATTTAGTGAACAACTTAATGAGTTAAGTTATATTGAATTAGGGCCTCAACCAATTACACACTATGATACAGAAGCAGAAGCAGTTGAACATCGTTCTACTGTTAATAGTTTACTAACTCAGATTGGCACTAAAGGTGCCGAGACTGATCCATACGCTGAACAAGTAGTAGAGATGGAGAGTAACGCATTACAATCAATTGACTTTGAGGCAATTAACAAGTTAACACGTACAATGGATCATCAAAAATTCTTGTTAGATTTGTTAGTTAGCAAAGATAGTTTTGTTCGTAAGAAGATTATTGACCAGAACTTAAGTTACTTGAATTCACGATTGACACATTACTTAGATAAGATTGGTTTACCACATCAGGTTATATTTCAAAATGATTTACAAGTTGAGATTACCGAGCTCGGTCGTGAACTTGACTTTGATAACTTATCAAGGGGTGAACGTAATAGATTGATTCTTGGTTTAAGCTTTGCGTTTAGAGATGTATGGGAATCATTGTATCGCCCTATCAATACATTGTTTATTGATGAATTGATTGATAGTGGTCTTGACACGATGGGTGTTGAGAATGCTATTGCTATTCTTAAAGACATGAGCCGACGCAGACAGAAAAGTATTTGGCTTGTAAGTCACCGTGAAGAATTAGCTGGGCGTGTGCCTAGTGTTCTTAAAGTAATTAAAGAAAATGGCTTTACTAGTTATTCAACTGCGGTTGATACAGAATAATTTCAAAGAGACACAGAGACAGATAAGTATTAACATGACATCACCACAGAAGGCTAAGGGATCGGGATTTGAGAGAGAAGTTGCAAAGTTTCTTTCTGACCTATATGGCGAAAGCTTTATAAGAGCACCCGGATCCGGAGCTTACATTGGTGGTAAAAATCAGCATAGAACAGCAATATTACATGAGGGACAAGTACGTTCTTTCAAAGGTGATATTGTACCCGGTCAAAGTTTCAGTAAAATGAATATTGAATGTAAGTTTTATGCTGATTTTCCTTTTCACTTACTACTTTCAGGTGACTGCAAAGTAATAAATACATGGATTGAACAATTAATGGATGTTGCCGATACCGGTGATGTGAATTTATTGTTTATGAAGTTTAATAGAAAAGGTCGTTATGTTGCCGTGCAATGCGGCTCAACATGGATAACAGACAATTTTGTCTATTATTCGTCAAGCAAGTTTGGCGATTGGCTAATCGTTGAATTTGATGACTTTTTCCTACACAACAGTACATTATTAAAAAGCTATTCAGCAACACCAGACACAACGTCAAATCAAACTGTTATTAATATCCCAACAACATAATCAAATAAAAATTCGTTGTCTGAGTTTGTCAGACCTCCTTGAAGATGCGGTAACGCTGATGGATCTGGAGTAAGCATAGTTAGTGATAACTATGGAATACCGAGAGGGCAATCGACAAAGCGAACCCTCAACAAGCTCACCCCTACTTTATCTTTGCGGGGTGAGAAGTGCGTTGCTGAAGAATCAATTGAAAGACCATTGATAGCTTCACTACAGTCCCATAACTTTACAGAGCAACCGGTAGCGTTTAGTAGCAACAAATAGCTGATTAGACGGGGAAAAGATGACAAAGGATGACGGGCATGGCAAATACCCTTAACCATTGGTAGTGCTGAATAGCACTACCATGGCTTCAAAGCGGCAATATAGTCCATATATAATTAAGAGTAAAAGAAAATAAATAACCGTAAAAACTAAGAACGAACGAAGTGAGTTCTTAGATGAACGAAGTTCATCTTTACATAGATAACCCGTAATGATAAATGAACAGTTACGGGTTTAATTAGAAGTAGGGTAGGCCCGATTTCTTAGTTGTTTCTATGTTATCTTCTATTAATTTTGATATGGCTTTTCGTTCATCGCTAGACATATTCAATATATCTTCATATGAAGCACCACCTCGCATACTCCAAGCCATACGTATGGAATTTTCTTTAATTGAAATTGTCTCTGATTCCATATTGTCAATAAGCTTCTGAATATCTCCAGAGGTAAGATGTAGAAGCTTTAATCGAAAAAATCAGTTACATTAAGTGTAATAGTTTGTCCATATTCATGTTGACAATGAATACATTTTACATGTAATGGTTTAAGTTGAGAAGTTTCACGTAATTTAATTGCTGTATTTTTTAAAGTTTCAAATACATTTTTATCTGAATTTCTTAAGAAATCATCAATATGTTCTTTTTCAATAACTATTTCTGATGGTGTGGATATAGAATCAATAGTTTGAGTAATTAACATAATACTTAATTCATGAAGTTTTTTCATTGTTTCTCCGGAAATACGTAGTCGTTCTTCATTATCAGTAATGTTTTCAATATTTTTGATTGTTTTTTCAATTTCAAATTGTATTAAATTTATTTCATTAACTTTTTTATAGGAAAGTGGATTAAATTTAAATATTAATTCATTGAGTTTAATCACATCATCATATTCTGGTTTTAGTGTACTAAGTAGACCTACTATATTAATATTATATGATGAGTCCTCTTTACACGCAGGGCATATAGATTCTACATCTAGCATATTTCCGTTAGTGGCTGCACGTATAGATATTAGTATGGCATCCAAATCTATTGCTGGTATAGCCCAAGGATCTTTGATATTAGGAACACAACTTTTAATAATTTCAGTTATTGCAATTCCGTTGAATAATGCGTCCGGAGTTTTGCTTGTAATTTCGTCAATAGCAGTCATTGGATATACTGGTATTTCCTTATTATCAGGTAAATCAATGGCGCCTGCCGGATAATAGTTACCTCCGCTGGGCAATTTTACATAGATTGCAGGTCTACGGAAATACTGTTTAAGTGGGTTAGTGTTCATTTTTTTCTCCAAATATGTGTTTTTTGTAATCATAAATACTATTAATATTTAGTAGGTAAAAAATCATGGATAATATTAATATTGATGAGTTAATGCGAGTAATGACCGCAATGAACGAAGGGTTTGCCAAGGTGGCTAGCCAATTGGAAAAAGTGTCTGTCATTACTGAAAAAACAGCAGAACAAGAAGAAAAGGACCTAAGAAAATCAATTGAGCAATCTGCCGGTTATACCAGAATTAACGGTAAACTGATGACCATAGAAGAACACCGAATTCAAGTAGAAGCAAAACTGAGTAAAGAATTAGAAACACAATTTGGTGCATCAAAGAAAATTGCCAGTAAACAAGAAAACGCATATAAACAACAATTACAACAATTAGGTTATGTTATTGATATGAATGGTAAGCTTGCTAAAACTACCATAGAACTTGATGCGGCTCAGAAAAAAACAATAGAAGGTTTAAGGAAAAAAGCTGCCTATGAGGTTGAAAATGAAAAACGTAGACAGAATTTATCTTCTGACGCTTTGAAAAAATCTGCAGAAGATATTGGTAAAGCCTCATGGGGAGTAGCTACTGGTTTGGCAAAAGGTGAAACTAGTTTTTCATCTTTAGTTCCAATAGTAGATGTTGTTGGAAATGCTATGGCAGGTCTTAGTAAAGGTTTATTTAGTTTAATTCCATTTGTTGGGCAAGCCTTAGGAAGTATTAGTGAAACTGTAATAAAAACAGGAATAGAAGTTAGTAAACTTGCACTAGAAATGTTAGATAGGAGTCTCAAAACATTTCAAGAATTAGCTAGTGTTGGTGCATTAGTTTCTAATGGAATGACCGGACTTAATAATCAACTAGAACAATCAGGTATGAGTCTTGACGGATTTAAACGAATAGTAAAAGAAAATGCAGGTACGTTGGCAGCATATGGAGGTACTGTAGGATTAGGTATTACTAAATTTACTGATGCATTGAATGATATATCAATAGGAGAGGCAGGGGAAGAGCTAAGACTATTAGGATTAAATGCTGATGCTATGGGTGAAAGTATGGCGGCCTTCTTAGAACAAGAACTACGTTTGGGTCGTGGTAGAAACATGAATCAAAAACAATTAACAGAAGGAACTATTCAATACATTAAAGAATTAGATTTATTGTCAAAAACTACCGGATCAAGTAGAGAGGATCTTCAAAAACAACGTGACAATGCATTGAATGATAGTAGATATAGAGCGGCTATGGAGGGAGTAGACGAAGCAAATGAAAAGATGATTACTGCATTTATAGGACAGTTTGAAAAAATGGATCCAACAGCCTACCGTGGTGCAAAAGATTTAGCATCGGGTGCTATTACTTCAGACGCTGCCGGTCAAACAGATATGGCATTTCCCGAATTGAGATTATTTCTTCAGACTTTAAAGACAGCTAGTAAAGAAGATTTACCTAGACTGTTTACTGAAGGAAATCAGATGCTGGCCAGAAATGCTAAAGACTATAACGACAAGCTTGGTAAAACAGCATTATTTGTAAATCCTGGAGAAGGCATCATGTCCCGTGCATTTACAAAAGACGTGGAAAATAAATTTGGTGGCAGGTCTATGGTAGATGCACAAAAACTGCAAGAAGCTCAAATACAGAAAGATGCAGAAGGTAAAGCAACAGGCATAGATCCATTATCAAAAGATGTAGCAAAAGCGTCAAAAGAAATGGATACATTAGCTAATTCGGCACTACAGTTAGCTAACGCATTATTACCGCATGCGGCAGACGCAGTAGCAAATTTTACAGCCGGCGTAAATAAAGCAATTGAAGAAATTAAAAGAATATTAAAATTAAAAAATGCACAAAATTTACCAAATAGTACAGTAGCCGGACAACAAACAAAAACAGCAGAGGAAACACAAAAAGAGGCGGAAGCTCGACTTAAAAATGCTAAACCCGGTAGTCAAGAAGCTAAAGACGCAAAAGAAGATGTTGAACAAGCTAAGTCTAGAGTTGAGCAAGCTAGAAAGATAGAAGATAGTTCTAAACTTAGAGAAGCACAACAAGCACGTAAAGCTGCCTCAGAAGCCCAAAAATCAAAGAACCAACCAACCCCAACCCCAACCCCAATACCATCAGATGGTCCATCAGGCGGTCCATCAACTGTTGATCCGTTTAACTTTATTAAGTTTCAAGGTGACCGTTACGGTAATAAAGAAAAATTTGATATGTTAACTGGTGATACACAAGACATGTTTTTAAAGATGATTGCTGATTTTGGTCGTATTACCAAAAGATCAGTTACTATAACCGGCGCAGGCAGAACCCCGGAAGATCAACAAGACTTATGGAATAGAACAGTTGCAAATAAAACACCGGGGTTCCTTCCTAATGGTAATCCAGTAGCGTACCCCGGTACAAGTAAACATGAAGTTGGTAAGGCTTTAGATTTAAATAGGAGTGATGTAGAAGCATTAGATAAAGCAGGATTACTAGCGGCTTATGGTTTTAAACGATTAGCCGATGATCCTCCTCATATTGAAAAAGCTAGATTTGGTGGAGCATTTGACGGCCCGGAGTCTGGATATCCTGTTATGATGCACGGTGAAGAAATTGCTATGCCTAAAGCAGAGTTTGAGGCATATAAAACTGCCCTAAACTCGGTCACTAAAAGTAGTATAGCAGGTGCAACATCCACAACCACAATGCCCACAGCTGTTAATGAATCGGTTAATACATTAAAATCTTTACATAGCATTATGTCAGATAAATTTGATCAAATGATAAATGTCATGGAACGAAGCACAGAAATTCAATCTAGATTATTAAACAATTCAATGGTTTAACACTAAATACTAGATAAAATATCTACTATGACCTACAAAAAACGCTTCTCTAACAAATCTGGAATGTCCAGTCCCATCTCTGGATTCAATAATAATACCGGTGCTTGGAACGGTAGTCCAGGACAAAACGGTAGTGATACCGGTGGTTATAATAACGCTGAAATGGGCTATAAAAACTATCGTAGCCGTCTACCAGAAGTATATACAGGTCACCCAAATCGTATTGAACGCTATAACCAATATGAAATGATGGATGTTGATGCTGAAATTAATGCTTGTTTAGACATTATATCAGAATTCAGTACACAAACAAATGAACATAATAAAACTCCCTTTGACTTGGATTTCAAAGATGAACCAACACAACATGAAGTTGAATTACTAAAAACTCAATTACAACAATGGTGTAAATTAAACGAATTTGAAACTAGAACATTTAAAATCTTCCGTAATACAATTAAGTTTGGTGATCAGGTATTTGTACGTGACCCGGAAAACTTTAAGTTATATTGGGTAGATATGACTAAAGTTATTAAAGTTATTGTTAACGAAAGCGAAGGTAAAAAGCCTGAGCAATATGTTATTAAAGATATTAACATTAACTTACAGAACTTGTCGGTAGCTACTAAAACTAATACAGACTTTGCCGCTAATCCAGCAACTGGTATGGGCGGTACAGGTGGAGGTGGAGCAGGTGGTGGCTATACAGTCCCAGCAATGCCCTACAACACATCGGGTAGTCGTTTTACATTAGGACAAAGTGAAGCAGCCATCGATGCTAAACACGTTGTCCATCTAAGCTTGACAGAAGGATTAGACCGCTTCTGGCCCTTTGGTCAAAGTATTTTAGAGAATGTCTTTAAGGTATATAAACAAAAAGAATTACTAGAAGATGCGGTTCTTATCTATCGTGTACAACGTGCTCCGGAACGTAGAATGTTTAAGATTGACGTTGGTAATATGCCAAGTCATTTGGCTATGGCTTTTGTTGAGCGTATTAAGAATGAGATTCATCAAAGACGTATTCCAAGTACACATGGTGGTGGTAGTGTAGTTGATGCTAGCTATAACCCATTAAGTATGAATGAAGATTACTTCTTCCCAGTTACTGCTGACGGAAGAGGATCAAGTGTTGAAGTGTTACCCGGTGGACAGAATTTGGGTGAAATTGATGACTTGCGTTACTTTAACAACAGATTAGCACGTGGTTTACGTGTGCCAAGTAGCTATCTTCCAACTGGACCAGACGATAATCCTACTCCAATGAGTGATGGACGAGTTGGTACAGCGATGATACAAGAGTTCCGTTTTAACCAATATTGTGAACGACTACAAAAGTATATTAGCCAAAAATTAGATGAAGAATTTAAATTATTCTTACGTTGGAGAGGACTGAATATTGATAGTGGTTTATTTCAATTACAGTTTAATCCACCACAAAACTTTGCGGCGTATCGTCAAAGTGAATTAGATACAGCACGTATTGGTTCATTTACTGCCATTGAACAGTATCCATACATAAGTAAGCGTTTTGCTATGGAACGATTCTTAGGATTAACTGAAGAAGAAATCAGTAAAAACGAAAAAATGTGGCGTGAAGAAAATGATAAAGAGATTGAGATTGAGCCACAAGGTAATGATTTACGTAGTATTGGTGTATCAGTGGGTGATATTGAAAGTGATACACAGACCGGCGAAGATATGAATGCTCCTGAACCAGAAGGTGGATTAGATGGTATGGAAGTAGCCGGCCCAGTTGGTAATGACGCTACTGGCATGGCAGGCAATACACCAGGCGGTGCACCTGGCCAGATTTAAGATAAATAGATTTATGAAATTGTTTGAAATGTTTACTCCTGCTATTGAGGGTTATCAAGATGTTGAGTCTGATAACAGCAGACCACAATGGCGTGAAAGTCGTAAAACTAAATTAACATTACGTCAAATTCGTAAATTACGTAAGATGAATGATGTTAGAAATTACGAAAAGGCAAACTATCTTAAAAAGATTAACGCACAATATAGTCAGCCAAAACCTGATCAACCTCAACTATAAGTTAATAAACTTATAAAAATTGCTTATTCTAGGCAAAAACGTAAAAAAACAGCACTTATTGTGCTGTTTTGCCATATACACACTAAATAATTCTACAAAGCCATTTACTTAGGAGAACATTCAATGGATAATAAAAAATTTGAACAACTTATTGATTTGATTATTAATGAGAACGAAGAACAAGCCCGTGCATTATTTCACGATATCGTAGTTGAGAAAAGCCGCGAAATCTATGAGAACATGATGGACGAAGATCAAATGATGAGCAATAACCCATCTGGCCCAGTACAAGATTTACTAGACGAAATTGGTGTTGAAGAATCTGGTATGTCAGAAGATGAAGAATTTGATATCGCTGATATGGATGATGACGGTGAAGAAACTGTTGACATTGATATGGACGATGAAGAAGGTGGCGAAGAAGGTTTAGAAGACCGTGTTGTTGACCTAGAAGATAAATTAGACCAGTTAATGGCTGAGTTTGAAGAAATCATGGGCGGTGACGACATGGGTGATGACGAATCTGATGCTGAGTTTGATGATGAAGCAGAAGAAGATGGTGAAGAATTCACAAAAGACATGGAACAAGACCGTGATGATGAAGATCCTATGATGGAAGCTATCACACTAAAGAAAGTTTCTGTAACTCATGGTGATAACGGTGTTCAAAATAAGAGCACAGTTGATGCAAACAGCGGTCAAGCTGGAATGGATTCTAGACCAGTTAAGTTCAGTGGTGCTAGTGAAACAGTTCCAACAGGACCAAAAGGACCAAGCAATGCTTATGCTAAAGGCGAGACAAGTGTTAAAGGTGCAGGATCATTTAAGAATAGTCCAGCTCAAAACAATGCAGACTTAACAGCCGCACCTAAGCCAGTCACTAAAGACGAAGCAGGTAAAGTTCGTAGCCCAGTAGCAGAGTCACGTAGAACTCCTGCTAAGAGAAGAATTTAAGGAATCTGAGAGCAATGGCTTTGTATCTCAAAGAGCATCTGACTTTCGACCGTGCCAGTATGGTGGTTGAAAGCTCGGGTGAAGGTGCTTTGAAGAGCCTTTATATGAAAGGTATCTTCATTCAGGGTGGGGTAAAGAACGCTAATGAGCGTGTCTACCCCGTTTCTGAAATTGAAAGTGCTGTTGAAACTCTTAACAGACAAATTACAGAAGGCTATTCAGTCTTAGGTGAAGTAGATCACCCAGATGATTTAAAGATTAATTTAGACCGTGTATCACATATGATAACAAGTATGTGGATGGACGGAGCTAATGGTTTTGGTAAATTAAAAATATTACCAACTCCAATGGGACAATTAGTGTCTACAATGTTGGAGAGTGGTGTGAAACTCGGCGTTTCAAGTCGTGGTAGCGGTAACGTGAATGACTTAGACGGCAAAGTTAGTGACTTTGAAATAGTCACTGTGGATATTGTCGCACAACCTAGTGCACCCAATGCTTATCCTAAAGCAATCTATGAAGGCATGATGAATATGAAGCATGGTCATAGAATGTTGGATCTAGCAAAAGATGCGCAGGGCGACAAGAAGGTACAGAGATACCTGAAAGATGAAGTGGTTCGTCTTATCAAGGATCTCAAAATTAACAAAGGGGATTAAGCATGTTAGATGCTATCAAACCATTACTTGAGAGTGGATTAATCAACGAAGAAACAGGTGTCGCTATAAATGAGGCATGGGAATCTAAGTTGAATGAGGCTCGTGAGCAAGTACGTGCAGAATTAAGAGAAGAATTCGCACAACGTTATGAACATGACAGATACGTGATGGTAGAAGCCCTTGATAAAATGGTCAGTGAAGGACTACAGAATGAAATTGAAGAATTTCAAACTGAACGTCAAGCAATGAACGAAGACCGTGTGATAGCGCAACAAAAATTGCGTGAATCAGCTACAAAATTCAATGATTTTATGGTTACTAAACTAGCTGAAGAAATCAAAGAACTACGTAGTGAGCGTAAACTACAAATGGAAAGTCAGCAAAAGTTAGAACAATTTATTGTTCATGCTTTAGCACGTGAAATTAAAGAATTCACACAAGACAAACAGGCTGTAGTAGAAGCTAAGGTTAAGTTAGTTGCTGAAGGTCGTAAACAATTAGAAGCATTGAAGGCACGTTTTGTTGCTGAATCTGCTAAGAGATTGACTACGGTTGTCGCTAGCCAACTCAAAGGTGAATTAGGTCAATTGAAAGAAGATATCAAAATTGCTCGTGAGAACAGTTTTGGTCGTCGTATCTTTGAAAGTTTTGCAAGTGAATTCAGTGTCACTCACTTAAGTGAGAAAGCAGAAACTCGCAAACTAATGACTCAGCTAGAAGAAAAAGATAAGAAACTAGCCGAATCCATCAATACAATCAGCAACGCTAAGAAGTTGATTGAATCAAAAGAACGTGAAGTTCGTATTATTAAAGAGTCTAATCTACGTGAAAAAACAATGAGCGAATTACTCGCTACATTGAACGAAGAAAAGGCATCAGTAATGCAGAACTTACTAGAAAGCGTCCAGACACCACGTCTACAAGCCGCTTTCGATAAGTATCTTCCAGCAGTTCTCAATAACGGTAATGTTAAACCAGCACAAAAAGCTAAATTAACAGAATCAGTTATCGTAGAAGCAACTGGGGATAAAGCTGCCAAACAAGAAGTTGATATGGAACAACGTGATAACGTTATCGATATCAAGCGTCTGGCAGGGCTTTAAAAAAAGACATCATTAGGAGAAATTAAAAATGTCAAAAGTACTCTTAGAAAGCCGTTGGGACGAGACCAAAGAAGCTCTGTTAGAAGGCTTAAAAGGAACTCGCCGTTCAACAATGGGTGTTATTTTAGAAAACACCAAAAAACAGTTACTAGCTGAATCTTCAGCCGGTACTACAACATCTGGTAATATCGCTACACTAAACCGTGTGATTCTTCCAGTTATTCGTCGTGTCATGCCAACCGTTATCGCTAACGAATTGGTAGGCGTTCAGCCAATGACAGGACCAGTTGGTCAAATTCACACACTACGTGTACGTTATGCTCAGTCATTAACAGACAATAGTGCCGCTCAAACTAGCGTTACAGCTGGTCAAGAGGCATTGAGTCCATTCTTGATTGCTCAAGCTTACTCACGTAGCAAGAGTGATGCAACAACATCTAGCTATTATACTGCTAACGATACTGCTGCCCTTGAAGGCAACGGTGGTAAGCAAATCAGCGTTCAAATTCTACGTCAAGCTGTTGAAGCTAAATCACGTAAGTTACAAGCTCGCTGGACATTCGAAGCTGCTCAAGACGCTCAAAGCCAACATGGTATTGACGTTGAGGCAGAAATCATGGCCGCTCTAGCACAAGAAATTACTGCTGAGATCGACCAAGAGATTCTCTTGTCATTGCGTACTCTAGCAAGTACAGAGTATACATACAACCAAGCTACTGTATCTGGTACAGCTACTTACGTTGGTGACGAACACGCTGCACTAGCTGTTCTTATCAATCGTGTTGCTAACTTGATCGCACAACGCACACGTCGTGGTGCTGGTAACTGGGCTGTTGTTTCTAGTGCTGCACTAACTGTTCTACAGTCTGCAACTACTAGTGCTTTTGCTCGTACTACAGAAGGTACATTCGAAGCTCCAACTAACACTAAGTTCGTTGGTACATTGAACGGCGCTATGCGTGTGTTCGTTGACTCTTATGCCGCAGATACTATTCCAGTATTGGTTGGTTATAAAGGTTCTTCAGAGACTGATGCAGCCGCATTCTATTGCCCATACATTCCATTGATGAGCAGTGGTGTTGTTCTAGATCCATCAACATTCGAACCAGTCGTATCATTTATGACACGTTACGGGTACATTGAATTAACCAACACCGCAAGTTCTTTCGGTAATGCTGCCGATTACGTGGGAGAAATAGCCGTACAAAATCTCACCTTTCAGTGAAATTCAGTACACGCTAATATCTTTCAGATGTTATCAAATCAAAAAACGCACTTCGGTGCGTTTTTTTTTTACCTCATGAAAAATAGGTGATGTTGCGGTACAGATAAATAGTAGTATGAAAGAAATAAACAAAGTAAAACCTTACACCTATCTTGTGAAACATAAAACAACAGGTAAAGTATATTACGGAAGTAGATGTAAAAACTTCACTACACTGAACAGAACTCCTAAAGAAGATTTTTGGAAACATTACACCACTAGTAGTGTGAATATCAATAACATTATTAAAGCTGAAGGTAAAGAAGCCTTTGAATATGAAATACGCAGAACCTTTGACACTGTGGAAGAAATGGCAGACTGGGAAACAAGAGTACTAACTCGCAGTCGTGTATTAGAACGACAAGATAAATGGTTGAACGGGAATATAGCCGGTAAAAAAATACTTACTGAAGCAGGTGCTAAAAAGATTAGTGAAACACATAAAGATAAACCCAAAACAACAGACCACAAAGACAAACTTAGTAAGTCAAATATTGGTAAGAAAAAAGGTATAAGAACGCAAGCCTACCGTAAAAAAATGTCCAAAGCTAAATCTGGTAGTAATAATCCTATGTTCGGTAAAGGTTGTACCAAAGAAAGAGCAGAGAATATTAGTAAAGCTAAAAAAGGAAAAACTGCTAAAAACAAAAATATTCCAATGGATGAGAAGCAGAAACAAAAAATAAGTGAGACCAAAGAAAAGAACAAAGTAATGAAAACATGTGAAGTATGCGGTAAAACAATGAGAGAAAGTCATTACAAGATGTATGGTCACGGACCCAATTGTCAGCAACAGCGTATATATGTTTACCCAAAATAGCTGACAATACCAGTAATAAGTGTTAGTATGACTACTGATTAACAACCGTATTATTGTAAAATGAAAAAACAAGTCACATATGAAATGATTACCCCAGTGCTTATTCAGTTTGAAAAGTTAGAATGGGTGCATCCTGAAATTGAAAATATATTAAAATGGGAAATTGATGGGATTAATCCTGGTAAATGGTCATACGACGGGCTAACTAGAATTTACATTGAAAACGACAAAAAACAACACGCCTACTTAGTAGTATTATCAAAAGACTTAGAAGATGATAAAATTCCAATGTCGCATGTACTAATGCAACTTGAAGTGTTATTATTTGATGATACATGGATGCCAGGAGAAAAACAGTTTTGCTTTACTAAGTTTGGTAAAGCCCTACATAAGTCATTCGGTTATGGTAAAGGTACACACATAACATTTGCATCACCTGATGTAGGTATTCAAAATAAGAACGGTGCATATAGTTGGAGTTCGTAAAAAGCGTAAACTAGCATAAATACAATATCTCAATGGGATGGGAAGTTACAATCAAGCACTATTCGTAGTGCTTTTTTGTTGGCTATGATTTTTTGATAAATATGTTAAAGGATAACATATTATGGACTTTAGCGGAATGACAATAAGTGGTGGGGTTAGTATTGAGCCACCAGCTCCACCGGCAGGTAATAAGGCTATATTTGGATATGGTCAACCGGCAACAGCTATTACTAATTTAGTATCAGCTACCGGTGTTGTTGCTACAGATACTACTGGGGTAGGTACAGCTAGATTGCAATTAGCTGCCGCAGGCTATGGAGGTGATAAAGCTATATTTGGATACGGAGATACCGGTCCTGCATATACAGCAATAACCAATCTAGTAACAAATATCGGTGTTGTAGGCAATGATGTAACCGGTGTTGGTACTGTAAGATTTGGCCCTAGTGCTGCAACATACGGAACAGACAAAGCTATATTTGGATATGGATATAATACCGGTTTACTGTCATTAACCAACCTAGTATCAAACACCGGCGTAGTTGGTAATGATGTTACAGGAGTTGGTACTGCTAGATATGGATTATCAGCTGCCGGGTATAGTACCGATAAAGCAATATTTGGATATGGTAGCGGCTCGGCATCAATGACCAACCTAGTATCAAATACAGGTGTAGTAGCTACAGATACTACAGGTGTAGGTACTGCTAGAGAATGGCTAGCCGCAGCTAGGTATGGCACAGATAAAGCTATTTTTGGATATGGATCTGGCCCAACATCAATAACCAATCTAGTATCAAACACAGGTGTAGTTGCTACTAATACAACAGGAGTTGGTACTGATAGACAACAACTTGCGGCTGCAGGATATGGAATTGATACTGCTATCTTTGGATATGGATTTACTACTTACCCGACCGCACTATCAATAACCAATCTAGTATCAAATACCGGAGTAGTTGCCACAGATACTACAGGTGTGGGTACTGTTAGAAACGGATTAGCAGCCGCAAGTTACGGTTACACTTAAAAACAATCTACTTATAAAGTATAGTCAGTATCAACTGTGATATCTAATATACTTTTACGTTTTTCTTTTAACTTTTTTTGATACACTCTATTACAGTTAGCACATAGAGTTTTCAAATTAGTTTTCTCTTTGTTCTTTTTATTGTTATCTTTATATACAATGTCAAGTTGGCATTTATCTTCTGGTATAAATCCACACTTTTCACATTTGTTTTTCTTATGTAATAGATAACCATGTTTTGGATTGTATGCGGCTTTACTACATTCAACACAATATCTGTGCCACTTCTTAAAGCCATGTTTGCTAGTACCATTACTTTTTGATAGTGTTACTTTACAATTTTCGCAGAGTGGTCTTGGTTGTTGTCGTGTGAGCATAGTGTATTTAGAAAAAAGATTTCCAGGGTGCTTTTTTTGTGCTTTTTACCAACTAGGAAAAGATAAATATATAATAACTATTATTCAGGATACTAGATGTCAGCAGATAAATTTAATTCGTTAGGTGGGTACTCAGTAGGTATTCCACCTGTACCAGTAATTGATGCCAATGGCAATGTAGTTACTAACGTATTAGTCACATCTGGTAATGTTGCAGCCGCTAATGTATATGCTGGAAACTACTTTTATGCCAATGGAAGACCGTTCAATGCTGGTGGAAACCCACAAGGTCCTAATACTAGTATTCAATATAGTAATGATGGATTATTTGCTGGTAGTTCAAATTTAACATTTAACGATGTAACAAATTTAGTTACAGTTCCAAACATAGATGTCACTGGGTTAAGTAATTTAGGACCAGTATCTAATGTTACTATTACCGGCGGTAGTACTGGGTATTTACTATCAACTGATGGAAATGGTTTACTACAATGGTCACCACCTGGCTCTGGTTCAGCAATCAGTAATGGTCAAAGTAATGTAGTCATTGCAGATTTTAATGGAAACATAACAGCCGGTGTTAATGGAACAGCTAATGTAGTTGTTATCAAATCAGATGGTATTACAGTTCAAGGCAACACTACTACTGATACTATAAAAACGGATAATATTTTATACGCAAATGGTGACCCGTATATATTCACAACTAATGCCGCTGGTAGTAACACACAGGTTCAATTTAATAATAGTAACGCATTTGGTGCTAGTGCTAACTTTACATTTAATAATACAACTAAAACATTAGCTGTTACTAATATTACAGGAAACGGTTCTGGATTAACATCAATTACAGGTGCTAATGTAACAGGACAAGTAGCTAACTCACTGGTAGCAGGTACAGTCTACACTAATGCTCAACCTAATATAACTAGTATTGGTAACTTAACAAGTTTAACAGTTACCGGTAATTTAACTTCTGATAATGCTAATTTGGGTAATTTAGTAACGGCAAATTATGTTAATGTTTCGGGAAATATTAATGTTGTTAATACTGCAAATGTAGGGAATTTACGTACAAATAATTTGTTATATTCAAATGGAAGTCCATGGGATTTAGGTGGAAATCCAGCTGGAAATAACACACAGATTCAATTTAATGATAATAGTGAATTTGGTGCTAGTGCTAATTTTACATTTAACAATACTACTAATTTATTAACAGTATTAGGAAATACACAATTTAATAATGCTAATTTAGGTAATCTAGCCACAGCTAATTATGTAAACGTTGCTTACCAGATAAACGGAAACACAGCTAACCTCAGTGGTAATTTAACAGCCGGCAATGCTAATTTGGGTAATGTAGTAAGAGCAAATTTCTTTATTGGATCAGGTAATAATTTAAGTAATATACAGGGTGCTAATGTAAGCGGAGCTGTAGCAAACGCAAACTATGCAAATATTGCAGGAACTGCTTATTCAGTAAATGTTGCTAACGTATCGGGTATTGGTAATATTGCTACTATTAATTTAGATGGTAATGTATCAAATGTTCTTTATGGTGATGGTACATGGGCTGGGATTGATGCAAATTTTGCAAATTTTGCTGGTCAAGTTACAGATAGTAATCAACCAAATATTCATACATTAGGTAATTTAACAGATTTAACAGTAGGTGATACCACATCAAATGTTGTTATAGTTGATGGGAACATTAACGCAACAGGTAATATAACTGCTAGTAATTTTATTGGCAGACTTGCTAATGGTAGTAGTTATATAGAAATACCAACGACAGATGGTAATATAACTCTTACAGCCAATGGCAACACTACATTGACAGTAACAGAGTTTGATTTAACAGTAACTGGAGATTTATTACCAAGTTCTAATTTAACATATAATTTAGGTAGTCCAACACAACGTTGGAAAGATTTATATGTATCAGGTAATACAATTGATTTAAACGGTTCTACAATATCATCAGGTCCTGATGGAATTGCGTTAACAAACCCATTAGGTGGCACATTTACTGTAATAGGAACAGGTAATTCTAATACAGCTAGTATCTTAAATGGTAGTAGTAGTATTATAATAGATGCAAATTCAAATGTTAACATAAGTGTAGATACTGTTAGTAACGTGGTGGTTATTTCATCTGGTGGTTTATTAGTAAACGGTAACGCAAATATCACTAATAAACTAGATGTGGGCGAAACTATTGTTGCATTAGGTAATATAACTGGTGCAAATTTAAACACATCAAACGGTGTATACGCAACTACAGCAAATATCACTGCTAATTTAACCTCAGGTAATGCTGATTTAGGTAACCTAGCACTAGCAAATTATGTAAACGTTGCGTATGACCTTAATGGTAATATAGCTACTTTTATTGGTAATTTAACTTCTGCAAATGCTAATTTAGGTAATTTAGCAACAGCAAATTATGTAAATGTAGCAGAGCATTTAAATGCTAATACAGCAAATATCACTGCTAATTTAACCTCAGGTAATGCTAATTTAGGTAACCTAGTAACATCAAACTACGCAAATATTGCGTTTGATTTAACCGGAAATACAGCTAATTTTATCGGTAATGCTAACGTAGGTAATTTAGGAACAAATAACTTTATTGCTACTGGTACAGGAAGTTTCAGTGGCAATGTAAACATGAACAGCCAAAACATTACAAGTTTAGCTGAGCCTGTAAATAATCAAGATGCTGCAACTAAAGGTTATGTTGACGCAGTTGCCCAAGGACTAGATCCAAAAGCATCTGTAACCTATGCTAGTTCAACTTCATTACCGGCATATACATATAATAACGGATCAAGTGGCGTCGGAGCAACTATTACCGCAACTAGTAATGGAGCATTGGAACTTGACAGTGGTTCCCCAGTTGTTAATAGTCGTGTATTAATTAAAAATGAAACAGGTGCCAATGATCCTTATAATGGTATATATGTAGTCACAGACACCGGTAGTGTAAGTTCAGTTTTTGTATTAACACGGTCTAATGATTTTGATAATGGTTCACCGAGTGGTGAAATTCCAGGAGCGTTTACCTTTGTTGAGTATGGTACAATTAATGCTGATACTGGTTGGGTTTGTACAACAAACTCACCGGTTGTAATGGGTACAACACCAATTATATTTGTACAGTTTTCTGGTGCAGGTTCATACACTGCTGGTACAGGACTCACATTAATTGGCAATCAATTTAATATTAGTAATACAGCAGTAACACCCAATACATACGGTGGTAGTGACACTGTTGCTACATTTACAGTTAACCAACAAGGTCAACTAACTGCCGCTAGCAATGTAACAATTACTGCTAATGCGGCTAACTTATCAGGAACATCATTAAATTCAAATATTATCACTAGTAATTTAACAAGTGTGGGTAATCTAACTGGACTAACATCAATTGGTACAGTTAACTTCTCAAATACTGCTAACGTAGCATTAGGAAGTGTTTCTAATGTACACATTGGTGGCGGAACTGCAGGATATCTATTAGGTACAGACGGTACTGGCAATCTAACTTGGATTGGTGGAGGTAACATTTCAGGTGTTATAGGTAACTCTATTATATTAGGGACACCTACTGACGGTGATCTAACAACCAATGTAGCATACAATGGTTGGACTACCGGTACATATGTTACTGATGGATTAGATGATTTAAATCAGGTTAGCTTAAACATTGCTGGAAATACGTTTGTAGGTAATATATACATTGGGGCAAATACTACATCAGGACCTAGCCCGATAACAGTAGCATTTAACGGATACTATATTGGTAATCCCACAAATTATCTTTGGGATTTTGGTGACGGTACAACTAGCACATTACGCAACCCTACAAAAACATATAGTAATACATCGGGCGGACAATTTACAGTTACATTTACAGCATACAATGTTAACGGTACATATGGTGGTAATGCGGCTAATGGAGCAAAAGGCTCAACTGCTACATCAACTAATACAAATTATATAACATTATATACACCATTACCAATACCATCATTTACAACTACTCCTACTAGTTTAGATACTGGTAGTAACGTTACACTAACTAATACAAGTTTGTATGCTACATCATATACAATTAATTATGGTGATGGTAATAGTGCTGTTAACCCAGGTAACTCTTGGACAACTAACACCCATAGATATATTAATTCTGCTAACGTTGATACTATATATGGAATTAATTTAACTGGTACAAATCAAACAGCAGGTAATGCACCTCCGTATAGTGTTACAACAGCTAATACTAATGTTAAAGTATATTCTCCGCAAAGTCCTGCATTCTCAGCCAATGCTACTTCAACAATTAACTATCTTGCTACTTCAGGTGGTGTAATTAGTTTTAGAAATGATACTCCGGGTAGTCCGGGTAATACTGCTAGCTTTGGTGCACAACAATTATATAACTATCGTTGGGGAGACGGTACCGCTAATAGTAACATTAATATTCAAACAGGACTTGCTGGTAATCCAGGAGCGGCTAATATTACTCACGCATTTGCTTTGAGTTCAGTACAACAAAATGCTGCCACTACAGTAAGTTATGTAACAAATCTTTCACTATACACCGGGTATAGTACTAGCCCATTCATATCTAGTAATATTACAATTACAGTTGAACCGGAAGTTAGAGCTAACTTTACAGGAACAGCCAATACTCAAACTGACGCTACTGGTTATACTTCTAACGCTCAGGTTGGTTACTTGTTTACTGACTATTTAGGTCGTGATAGAAGCTTGTTTAACTTCAGTAATGATACATCACCTAACGTTAATTTTACTGGTAACGTGTTTAATTGGACATGGGGTGATACTACAAGTAACACAGGCCTAACAAGTCGTGCTAATATTACACACTCATATCTTAACGATTATGGATCACCTACTATTGGTGGTAAGACTGTGGCATTACAAGCAAACGGTACTCCAGGAACTACTTTACAAAGTAATACAAATACAAAAACAAATTATATTACTATTTTAGCTAACCCAACAGCTCCTGCTAATCTAAGTAGTTTCACTAATGTTACTATTGCTACATCAAGTCAAGGTACTAGTCCGTTATTAGCGGCAGGAGCGGCTGATAATACTGGTGGAAATATATTAGCTAATGGTACAGCAGTTACACGTATTGCTACAACTACACCGGTATCAACTAGTACACAAGTAACTAATGCTAACACATCACTTACAGGCACATTAACTGCTTATGTAAATAATACTGCTAGTGGTAATACGTCATTCAGTAATGTGGGAAATGCTGTTGGAACATATAGTTCATTGATAGTATCAGCAGATAGAGATTTACACGTAGCAAATGCCGCTGTTCCTACAGGATTCTATAAAGTATTCTCAGCTACAATTAGCAATACATTAGCTAGTTTGGGTAATGGTTATAATGATTTCCAATTACGTCATTCAACTACAGGTAACACCAATACTATTGGAATGGTAAAAGATAACTTAAATTCTGCACCAAGTTTAGTTACTACAAATACAGCAATGGTTACTGCTACAGCAGGAACATATAGAT